CTGTTGCTGCACCATAAGATCATCTCTCATAATTTAAAAGATTGTAAAGTTTGTATTTTAGATTCTGCCTGAGCTATCTTATCAATTAATTTATCAACCTCTTCCAAATGCTGTGGATGTTCTCCGATGCCAACCGGTTTTTCTAAAAAGATTTTTAAAGTGGCTTCCGCTTCTGATATTTGTGCGTTGTATCTGTCTTCAAGCGCATCAAGTATTAATCGTCTAAACATAGTTTGCCTCATAAATTTTAAAATATTTACCTAAAGGGAAGTTATATTGATGATTAGTACCTAGCAAGTGTAAATTTTGTTTGCATCTAGTAACGCCTGTGTACCAAACTCTAAGTTCTTTTACTTTTTCTGTTAAATTTTTTTTATCAAAATGTGAAGGAAAATTACATTTACTGGCTAATACTACATTATCAGCTTCACCACCTTTAACTTGATGTATTGTATCAATAATAATATTTGGTGGTTGTGTTAAATCCACACCTTCTTTCATTAATTTATTAAAGTATTGTTTATCTTTATCTTTAAATTTTCTCTTAAACACTTGATTCCAAGGACCTTTTTCGTCTCGCATACCACACCTTAAGTGTAATTCATCAAAAGTAAAGACTTGATTTGGGTGTGCAAAAGACCATTTTTTGCTGTCCTGTGACCGGTATCCGTGGTCAATATTTAATAAATATTCATACATAATGCATGCTTCCTCTCGAGATATAGAACCTCCCTCACAAATTTTTTCCCACAATTGTATTGCCATGAACTGATTCGGATCAAAAGATTTATTATTTTTTTGATCTTGATAATATAAACCAAGATTTTTTGCCTCCTGCTGCAGCTCTTTCTTTACATCGTTAATTCTAGCAAGAACCATCCAGCTTCCCTCTAAATCCCAAGGAACTTTTTTTAATCCATTCCATCTTTGAATAGATCCTTTTTTACCATTAGAATAAAATTCTTTTTCTATTCTGTTACTACCCATAGAATTTAAAATACAGTTAGAAAAAAAATGTATATTTTTATTTAATCTTACAGATTTTTTTAACACCAAAGATTTACCTGGAAAAGTTTGAAATAGATTAACGTCAGCTCCATTCCACTCGTAAATGGCCTGATCATCATCTCCAGCAATATAAACTCTATCAACTCCCTCTGCCATCTTAACCACCATATCCCATTGTAAAGGTGTTAAATCTTGTGCTTCATCAACCATTAAAACTTTAAAAGGTAGTATTAATCCATCATCTACAAACTTTTGCACCATGTCTGTAAAATCTAACCTGTCCGGTGTCCGCTGTCCGTTCTCCAGTTCCATTGTTTTAAATTCTTCGTAACCATTGATAATTGATTTGAATTGCTGCAACCTTACAGCTTTTCTAGATTGTTGTTTGTAAAGCCACACAGGATCTACTTTCATGTTTCTTGCCCTGTCATATATTTGTAAGGACCAATTGTTGTAAACCTTTTGATCATCATGGCCGTCTTTGTAATTAACTTTTACTGTTCCGTATTGTGTATGAAACATAAGCATATCTGCTTTTGGATCTAATACGGGAATCTCAGCAAACTGTTGTCGGGCCAAAGAATGTAGTGTTCGAAAATATTTAAAATCATCTTCATCATATTCTTTAAATCTTTTTCTAACTCTTGCAACACATTCATTTACAGCTTTGTTTGTAAAAGACACATAACAAATCTCATCAGGAGAATAACCTTGTCGTAAATAACGTTGCACACGTTTTAATAAGTTTTCTGTTTTACCTGTACCTGGAGGACCAAATATTTTAATTGTCTTCCCACGCAGCCTTCGGTTTAGTGAATTTGACATCTTTATTTTTATGCTCCATTTGTTGTGGTAAAGGCACGATCCAATGTCGGCTTTGTATACCTTTGAATTTTGCTTTTGGTTTTGCGCCACCCTGTTCTAAAAATCTTGTGCATTCTTTTTCATTCCAATTGTAACCCATTTTTTTCATAAAAGATCTAAAAGTCTCAAGTTTAAATCTCATTTCATTTTCATCACGCCAAATATTTCCTGAATCTATTTGATCAAATTCTGTGGTGTCTTCAACATCTTCTAAAAATCTTGACATTCTAGAATTAAAAACGTCACTTCCTTCTTCTGTTGCATCAAATCCTTCCATATCTTGTTTGTTTGCCATAAGATCATCTAACCAATCTCTGTACGGATCAGGATCTCTTTTTGTTGGTTTTAATGGTCTCCACACAATATCATAATTTAATAATTGTTCTCCCAACAACTGTTGTTGGTATAATTGTTTTGTTGATAATCTTATAGATTTACCTTGAATAGGTAAAATCCAATATGGTTCAGGATATGAATTTACTTTTATGAGTTTACCTACCTCAGGTAAAGCTTCATTAGCTCCAATCCCAAGCTTACGCTTAACGCATTCAGATGATACACAGTGCATTCTAGCGATTGATGTTTTACATTTGTACGCATATTCTTTGTTCTCAACACCTTTAAATATATTTTCTAATTCTTTTGGATGTAATCTTTCTTCACATACTTTACCCATCATATCTCTAGTCCAATCTTCATACATGACAGGATCAGGATTAATTTTTTTGGCTAAAACAGCTACGTTAAACATAGCATCATTCCGACCTTCGCCTTTCTTGACTTTGTTTTTCATAAAATTAACTACACAGGGTGGGTAGTCTTTTGTTTCATCATCTTGAAATATTTTTAATTTTTTAAACTCTGCAGGTTTAAGTCTAAACTTAGATATAAATTTATATAAATCTTTTATGTTTATAGAATTGCACTGATCATCCATTGCAACTCTAGTTGTCATATGTGCTTTTTGGTACGGTAAGTTTACAAAGTTACCTTTTCTTTTTTCATCCCAGTTTTCCGGTGTAAGATCTACTTCATCTTGCGCAGGAAAAATATCTGTAGTGGTATCATTGATACCTAGGTCGGAAGCTAATTCAATTAATTTTTTACGCATCGCAGATGCAGGAACTACACCTTCGATAAATAAAATTAAATGGAGTCCGTTGGATTTTGATCTGAATGGTACGAGTGGGTATTTTCTTTTCCGTATAATCGATATAATTTCCTGATGCTGTATATTATAACGATCAACATCGATGACCCCCCAACTGCATGTATTATCATCTCGAATGGGAACTGATCCATAGTAAGCTTCTCCTTTTAAATGTTGCAACCAATGATCTTTTGACATTGGAGAAGGTTCAACCCAATGTTTGAATTCTGCCTTACCTTTTGAGTTTTTCTTACCCGTGGGTTTGGATACACCAAAATATGTAGATGAGCCCTGGAAGAGTTCTACAAACTCCTCCAGGGTGTTGTCAAGTAGTTCCATATTAGAATGGAGTTTTTTCTACTTGTTCCTCTTTACCGTGGTTTACTCGAACAGCACCTTTTTTACAAGTTTCATAAAACTCAAAGGCTGCTTTAATTGTTTCTTCGCTCTCCACTTGTCCTATATGCTCAATCTCCCAACCGAACCAAGAACCTAAATTGTTCTTTTCTAGTACAGTTTTGAGAGAGTACATTTGAGTAAATGGTGCAGGTTTAAAAAAACCCTTTCCATCTTTTCTCTTTTGTCTCAAGGACATCATCATAGAATTCCACTTCTTAGATTTTTTTCTTTGAGTAGACTTCATAGTTATTAAAGCTGTTGATGATTTTTCCTCTTCAACAACCATCACATAATGAGAAGCTGTCTCTTCTATGTAATTACCATTCTCGAGTCGATCTTTACCGTCATCCCCTCTAGTGGTTTTACTCATGATATCCGAATCAGCAGGATAAACATTTATTGGAGCAACAGCACCTTTTTCTCTGTCTCTCCATTCAATGTATTCCAATTTATAATAGCAAGGAATAACTGTAATTCCTTTTGCACCATCATAAAGTTCGTCCGTCACTGTGTTGTAGATCATTCCTGCTCTAGCTTCTGCCATAAACTGACTATCACCTTGTGTAACTTGTGGTGAAAGCTGACCAAGAACTTTAAGAAATGGTAATGCTAAACTCTTTGAGTCTACATTCTCAAATCCTGCTTCGCCAAATTGCTCGATGTTAATCGCTGCAACGGCTCCAGCTTGTTTTTTAATCGCTACTTCGTTCGATTGTCCGTCTTTTAGTTTCATATTGTTACCTATTATTTGTTTGTTATTTTCGTTTTATTTGCGATGTATACTCCGAACAAATCAAATGGTAATTTCTTACCACCCTCGACTTGTTCTTTAACAAATGCTTTAAGAGTCATTGGTTCAACTTTTTCTTTTTTATTATAGTTGAAACCAAATTTCTCACACACACTTATTAATTCAGAGACTTGGTTGTCTTGTCCTCTACCAAATGATGCAGTAACAGTATTCTTAATTAAATCTTCAAACCCATTACTTCTCAAATAGCCAAAGGCTTCATCAACACGTGACTCAGGAATTTTTGCTGCATAGAATGGTTTAACTTCAACAGTTGAACCATCGGCTAACTTCAACAACGATACACCGGCTTCCTGCATCATCTCTGGAATTATTCTTTCTTCAAGATCTCTAGACTGATTTTTTAACTTTTTTAATTTTTCTTCTTCTGTTTCAATCTGAGTTTGAAGATCTTTGAGTTGGTTACATTTGTCAGAAATAGATTTTACACTATCTTGACTAATGTCAATATTTGACATTTTTTCTATATCCATAAATCCTCCTGTTGGGGTCTTAAATTATTTACTTGATCTTGTAAACAAAAAAAATATATATGTGCATAGGATGTGGAAATACCCGTATAAGACAAACCCATACGAGCATCAAAGAAATGCTTTAAATCAATCTGCTGAAAAAACACAGTGGGCATACTTTATGGAAATGGGAACTGGAAAAACAAAAGTAACAATAGATAATATGGCATATTTGTTTTTAAAAAAACAAATAACTTCTGCTTTAATTATTGCACCAAAATCAGTTTATACTGTTTGGGAAACTGAGATTCAAACTCATATGCCTGATAATGTTAAATATAAAATATATAAATGGAATATTGATAAACCAAAAGACTTAGAAAAATTAAATAAAACTGATCAATTTAGAATCTTTCTAATTAATGTTGAGGCTCTTTCGACAAAAAGAGGATTTCAAGCATGTGTTGATTATTTATCTAAAAATACATTAAACTTTGTAGCACTGGATGAATCAACCACCATAAAAAATAGATCAGCAAAACGAACAAAAAACATTTTAGGACTAAGATCACTATCCCGTATAAGGCGTATCCTAACAGGATCGCCAATAACAAAATCTCCATTGGATCTATATACACAATGTCAGTTTTTAGATCAAGATTTATTAGGGTTTTCTAGTTATTTAGCTTTTAGAAATCGGTATGCTGAAATGACAGATATACCTGTAGGTTCAGGTAGATTTATTAGTGTTCCAAAATATTACAAAAGACTAGAAGAGCTTGAAATAAAACTACAACAGTTCTCAACAAGAATTAGAAAAGATCAATGTTTAGATCTAAAACCTAAAATTCGACAAAAAAGATATATTGAATTAGAAGGAGAAGGTAAAAAAATCTACGAAAAACTAAGGACAACTGCTCTTGCCATAGTTGAAGATAGCACAATTTCTTTTTCTAATAAATTAACAGAGATTGTTAAATTACATCAGGTGTGTAATGGTTTTACAAAAAACGATGATGGTGAAATAATTGGGTTACATAAATCTAAATTAAATGCCTTAGAAGAAATACTCGATGAGACTGATGGTAAAGTAATTATTTGGGCTAATTATATTTATAATATTAAACAAATTATAGGTTTTCTTGAAGAAAAATATGGCAGAGATTCTGTCGTATCTATTTTTGGTGAAGTCACTGTTTCTGATAGAAAAAAAGCTGTTGAACGCATACAAACAGATGATAAAACTAAATTTTTAGTAGGTAATCCAACTACAGGAGGATTTGGTTTAACACTTACTGCGTGTAACACTGTTATATATTATTCTAATAATTATAATCTAGAGGTTCGAAAACAGTCTGAAGATAGAGCTCATAGAATGGGCCAAAAAGGATCTGTTGTTTATATTGATATTGTGGCTAGAAATACACTTGATGAAGCTATAATGAAAGCACTTACTAATAAAGGGCAAATAGCAGCAAAAACACTAGGTGAAGAAGATTTAAGAGATTGGCTCCTGTAGTTTTTGATACTCACTTAATCTTTCTAAAAATTTCTCGCCATATTCTTTCAAATCAGCCTCTGAGAGCCTAAATTCTTGATATTGGAGGTCACGGGTGCATATTGCTATTACCCCCTGCTCTATGGGCCCGTAATTCGCAGTATGGGCTAAATAATAGGCACCTAACTGTAACTTATAGTCCTCTACCCACTCTTCTTTTTTAGGTCTATTTGATTGTTTCCAATCAACAATACTTGGTTTTCCATAGGCAATAGCCGTTAAATCACAAGTCCCTGCAAACTTATTTTGATATTCAAGACTAATCTCATTACCCCACACCTCATCTAATTTAATATTGTCCAAAATGGTTTTTGCCATCATCCTAGGTTTTCTACCTTCTTCTGAGGCATTGTAATAACCTTGACCAGTTAAATAGTATTCTAAAATTTGGTGCATTTCAGTGCCCACGCTAGATGCTTGTTTCATAATTCTATCAGCTTCTTTATCTCCAACACGTCTACGCCAATTATCAAGAAATCTTTTATCTTTAGTTGCGCTTAAAATAGTGGTTACCGATGGCACTTTAATATTGTCAACTAAATACTTCCTACCAGTTGTATCTGAAAATCTGTTGTAATGTTTGTATGGATATTTTTTATTTAATCTCATCGTGTAATTAATACAATTATGACTGATGCCATACCTGTAATTAATACACCTGCTGAAGTCAACATTATTTTTTCTATTCTGCTGACTGCCTTTTCTAAATTATGAATTTTATCATGTATTTGTTTTTGCATTATTCGACACAATTTTTCATGCGATTCAATTAATTGTAATGCATTTTTCTTAGACATTTCTTCTACCTCTCATTGCAATTGCTGCACCTGTAGGATCATTTGGAAACAAAGCCTGAAATTGTTGTGGATTCACTTGCTGTCCGGTGTTCGGTGTCGCCTGAACAGGGCTTTCCAATTGTACATCACCCATGACACTAGCTCTTTCAGCTTCAACATTTCTCGACTCCTGGTCAATATCAGTTTCATCTGAAGCACGTACAGTTGATTGTATGTAATCAACTAATTGATTATCTGTTTCTACGTTACCTGAACTTGGAGTAAAGTCTTGTGCAAACATAGATTCCACAGTTTCTTTAGGTAAATTCTTTTCATCATATCTTGGTTTAGGATTTTCAAAAGGCATTCCTAGTAACATTTCTTGTATTCTAATTGGATCAATTGTTTTAGGATCTATTCTAGGAGTATCTTCATCCTCATCAAATATGTAATTCATAAATCTTGCAAATGCTTCTCGTTTTTGTGTTAAACCTGCTGCTGTTAATTTTGGTGTCACTTGTCTATAAGCTCCTGTTCCATATTTTTTGCCTCTTATTTTTTTACCAGATAAAATTTTTAATTGATCATCAACTCCGAGTGCATCATTCATAAGTCTTAACGCAACTGGGTCAGATAAAACTGAACCTGCTTTTCTTGCAAGTGCTAGAAATACTAATGGTGCTAAAGGATTTACTGCAGCCATACCACCACCTACTACAACTCCAGTTAATACACCTCTTCCTCCAGATAATGTAAATCTTCTTTGTAGGAAGGTAGATGTGTCTGATATTGCAACATCTGATATTGCTTTCATGTAATCAGTAAATTTATAAAAATCTTCAGATCCTTTACTACCTAATAATTTTAACATTTTATCTCTACCAAGATCCTCTGTTGCCTTACCAATACCAAGATTGTCCATAAATTTATTAATGTTAAACTCTGCAAAATCTTTTGGTCCAAACCTTATTTTTGAAACATCATAAATACCATTATTTAATCTTACATCATCAATACTAAACCCTCTTGATCTTGCTATAGCATCTGTGCCTAACTCTTCCATAGCATCAGACATATACTTGTTACCTGATTTAACACCTGCTTCCATAGCTACATCGTTAAAAATTGATTTTGCTTGTGGACTTCCTGCTGTGTCAAACGATTTTAAAAATGCATTAAACATGTATCTTGCTTTTGAAGCTTCAAACAAAGCTTTTCCATTTTTTGTAGCATTTTTACCTGTAGCTCCTATGATAACTTTAAAAGCTTCTATTGCTTCAGGAGAATTAGATGCAAAAACATCTCTTTCCATAGTTTGAAAAATTTTATCTCTAGACATTGATTCAATACCTTTAACTCCGTTTACACCTCTTTGAGTAAATAAACTTGAATCGAATTTTCTAAACGATTTTATTAAAGGTGATTTTATGAAACCCATTAATGAAGAAAATGTAGCGTTAGCATCTAAAAGTTTACTATAAAGTTGTTCACCTTGAGATATTTTAAAAGCGATGTCTGCATCAGCAAATGCTTTACCACTTTGAGCTACCATTGCATCGTAACTCTCTTTTAAAGTTGCATCACTTAAAAGATTGTCTTTTGTAAGTTTACCACCAAAAGCATTTAAATCTGTTTCTAAAGCTTCTCTTAATGACCACACACTACCAGTAGGTAATGTATATTGTGTTCCTTCGATAGCTCTATTTAACATCCTCATTAAACCACTATATTCTTTTGGTGTTATTTTATTTGTACCAATTGCAGCTGTTGCTTTCATAAATAAATTTAATGGATCTCCTGCATCTTTGAGATATTTATCAATAGCTTTTATATCTAAATCACCTAAGCCTGGTGCATAACTTGGTATATCAGGAAACATTTGTCTATTTGATTCAACCATTTCTCTTGCATATTTAGTTGTTGCATCAAGACTTATGACTCTAGGGTTACCAAGTGCCTCTGCAAACGTTTCGAAAGCCTTATATTTAGAACCAATTACTGCTGCATTATCCGAAAATGTTTTTGCAGCTTGATTATATATTGATGAAGATAGTGCTGATGTTTTCATTAAAGGTGCATATCTTACAAGACCATCCAAGTATTGTTTACCAGCTTCTTGTTCAGCAACTTGTAAAGCTTCTCTTCCAATACCTGATACAAATGGAAAAACACCAACAGTTTTAAAATAGTTTTTACCAAGATCAGATAACACACCATCTTCAATACCTGTCATCAGTGGTAATGGTAATCCTTTTTCTTTTGCAAATTCAGAAAGTCTTACAGCTTTTTCTGACTTCGCACCAAACAATTTACCTGTAAGTTTACCTAATGGTCCAAAAATAAATGGAGTAAGAGCTGCAGCTCCCGCGTTCCAATATGCTGCATTCTTAGTTGCTCTAAAAGAATTTGCTAATATGTCTTGATCAATTTCTTTTTCTGGAAGATCTCTAAAAGCATCTGTGATCGCATTTGCAATTGTAATACCTGCTTGTTCATTTAACATGTCATAACTTATTGAACCTGCGCCTGCACCTGCAGATCCACCCAACACAGAATAAATCTCTGCTCTACCTAAAGGACTAGCTATAACTTTTGCTGGAACATCTGCTGTTCTTGCAACTAATTTTAAGGCACCCCCTAACAATTTAAATCTACCTGGTAATTTATCTGCTACTTTTATTGCAGATTGCATAAACTTTCCTGGTCCTTTTTGCCAAAGAGTTCCATTCTTGGCAGCACCAAATATTTTTTTTCTCATTACAGCATAAGGTGCAACAGATGCTGAAAAATCTCCTGCAAGTTCTGCAGTTGGTCTACCTTTAAAAAAACTATCCTCTGCTTCTAAAGCTTGACCTATTGGATCTGCATAAAATTCATCAGCTCTAGCTATATCTTTTGCAGCTTTATCTCTTTGAAGAGTAAGTTCTGAAGTTGAGGGACCTTTTAATTCTCCTCGTCTTATTAATTCATCTATTATTGCTCTTTGATCACGAGATAATTCATTAGGATTTAATGATCTATCATCTAATTGTTTTTGCAAATCTTTTAAAGTTGTAGCCATTAAAAGTTCTCCAATAATTCTTGTGTGCTTTGACCACTAAAAGGATTTTGTAATTGAAAATCTTGAGCCATGCCTGGTTGTGCTACACCATATTGTATTCTGTATTTATCAATTGTTGATGAATCACCACCAAATGCAAACTGATAATCATTTTCTAAACGTTTTATATCTGCAAGAATTGTTTCGTTAACAGCTTCTAATGATTTAATAACTTGTTTTTGACCTCTTAATAATGGGAATACATTAACAAGTTCTTTAGCCATTTGAATATCTTTTTGTGTTAACCTGTCTTTATCTTTCAATGAGTTAGCTAACGCATATGTTAATACTGTTTCATTAATAGCTAGTCTCTCAAGGTTAGCTGAATCAGTTTGATCTTTAAATATACCCAACTGTTTAAGTGTATTTTTGAATATTGAGTCTGTGCTACCAAAGTTTTGTTCTAAAAACTTTTCAGCTTCTTTCTCAGTCATTCCATTAGTAATTAAATCTCTTTTGAAACCTTTTTTTAAACTCTCAATATATCTTTCACCCTCTTCTTTAGTGCTAAACATTGAAATACCTAAATCATTCAAAGCATCACCTAATCGTGTTGTGACTAAATTAAATCTACCAACTGGACCAGCAAATTTTTTATCTTGTGTTTCAGCATCTTGAAGAATTTTTATTGTAGATTGACCAAGGTTAAGGGCTTTATATTTACCAGATAAATTTCTTAAAGTTTCTCCTTGTTCCGTTGTTGCATAATCACCAGGTAAGAATCTATCAAAAGTTCCTGCTGCAACCGGTGAGAACACCTGTCTTCCATTTGCATCTATTTCTCCTGGTCTTGCAATTACGTAAGTTCCATCTTTTAACATACCACCTGTCATGTTTCTTAAATTACCTTGACTATCAGTAAATTGTATAACACCATACTTTTCAAAATCTAATCCTGAACCACCCTCTAATAAATCGTTTCTTGCTGATATTTCGTCTTGCGCTAATTCTAATGCATCAGACATAAACTCATTTTCCATTTCATTTTCTTTTAATTTTATAGTTGCGTAATTGTTTACTGCAGGACCTAATGCCTTACCAAACACTTCTAAAGCACCTCCTAAACCACCTTTTGTTGTAGTGCCTGACATCAAGCCTGATGCTAGATTAGATAAAAATACAAGTTTTGCTTGTGACTTTTGCCCTGCCATTAATTCTTTTCGATATTGTCTAGCTAATCTAATGACTTCACTGTTTACCTCTGTGCCATCAGCTGCTTTTACTTTTCCTGGTTTGTCTAAATCATTTGTTTCTGATTGAATAACTTTTTGATTAGCTTTTTTATTTTCATCTATTGGTGCGGTGACCGGTGTTACTGTTTCCGTAGGACCTCGTTTTTCAGCAACTGTATCCTCAGCTCCAATCACTTTTGGAATTATAGGATTAGGATCATTGTTTTTTACAACCTTATCAATATCTACTGTGCCTTTTACAACTTCAGATTCGTTATCTGCTTCAGTTAATCTATCTTGAATACCAGGTCTGCCTGATCCAGGCTTACCTGTTAATTTAATTTCTTCTTTTGGCTCTTTTGGTTTTGGTGGTCTTGGTACAAATTTTCCAAATAAATCTTGATCAGTAACGCCCTCACTCATGTAATCAGTTGCTTTTAATCTATTTTGTCTAAAAAATTCTTCACGCTCTTTAGGTGACATTGCATTGATTCTTTTTCTCTCTTCAATACCTGCTCTAATTCTATTATCTAATCCTGCGTAAATTCCATAACCAACTAAGGCTGGTCCTAAACTTAGACCCATTAATGAAGGAGCTATTCTTGCTGCACCATAGTTTGCAGCCAATCCTGCAAGACCAGAGGCTCCTATTTTAACAGGAGTTGAAAGTCTTCCCTCAGGATCTGATCTTTCCAATGCATTATACGTTAAGTCTGAACCAATAAGAAAAGGAAGTTGTCCGATAGCTCTAAATCCTCTTCCTATCATTCCAGGTGGTTTTGGTTGATCAATAACCATTGGAAGTCTTCTTGGATTTGTAGCCTGACTAATAGTCTGTGTTTCTCCAACCATTTGTCCAAATTGTGCATTAATAGTTTTTAAATGACCTTTTTTTAATGCTTTGTTACGAAACATTGGTCTGTTTAATACTTTGTTTATAGACATGTTTCTCCTATCTATCTTGGTTTGCGCCTGTGTAAGCTGCGAAAGCTCCTATACCTGTCCCTATTGACTGAGCTAATGGACTTGTTGATGGTGATGTGCCCATCGTAATTCCTGATTGTGTCTTTGGACCTGCTGCATAAAGGTTAGCCAAAAATTCAGCTCTTTGGAAAGGTTCAGTTTGTTGTTGTAATGTTGTAGCTCTTTGTGCATCTAAAGCTTGTTGTGCAAGTTGTCTTTGTACTCCACCTGCTCCTAGTAAAGTTTCAATATCACGTTGTGCCATTTGCTGTTGACCAGCTCCTAAATTACCAAGTTGTTGTCCGGCTGCTAATCCAATTTGTTGTTGTCTTTGGGCTGCTCCTAATGCTCCACCAAAACCTTGTGCTTGAGCCCTACCCATAGCTTCTAAAGTTCTTGCTTGTAACTCTGCTTGTTGAACTCCTTCTCTTTCACCACCAAACGCACCTGCACCAACTGCCTGTGCAGCTAATCTATTTTGCATTATTTGACCCTGTCTAGCAATTTCATCAGTTACGTATGATTGATAAGGATTTAAAAATTGTGCTATCTGTGATGCACCTACTGGAGCTGCAGCACCTTGTATTTGTGCAATTCCTTGAGCAACTGTTGGCGCACCAACACCTGTAGTTCCAGCTTGTGTGAAACCTAATTGTTCTAAAGCACCTGCTGGAGCTGCTTGTACTGCTGGCAAGTCTAAAGGTCGCTGAGCAACCTGTCTTGCTATGTCCATTAATTCTATTTTTCTTTCTTCAATACCTGGAGCTTCTCTTACAAACGAAGTTTGTGAAGCAGGTGTAGCAGGTGGTGTAGATTTTCCTCCAAAAAAACTCATCTTATATCCATTTCTCTAGTTGCACGTGTTTCTTTTTCCAACCCCATTGTTTTGATACTTTCTCCCAACCAGGTCGGGCCATTATACTTAATCTTTTACAATCATTATGTTTTGCAAAGTTAGTAATTTCTTTTACTAAATTATCTTCCCAAAGTTCTCTTCTTTTTCCTGTGCAGATAACTATTTCATACTGAGAGTAATTTGGTAAAGATGCTATTCTACCAATACAAACTCCAAAAACTTTATTTTCTTCTGATTCATCAGAACCAAACATAATCCAACATTGCATAACATCTTTTTTTAATTCTCTAAAAACCCATTCAGCATCAGCATATTTTCCTGAAAACACTAAAGCCTCTGCTATCATAAATTCCATTAATGGCCAAAATCTATCTACGTCTTTTGGTTCTATAGGTAAGACACTTACAAGTGGTTTAATTCGTTTTTTGTGAGCTGTTGCCATTTTTATCCTTTAATAAATCAAAGACACGTTTGTATCTTGCTTGTTGTTCATAAAAGTATTTGGCACCTTTTTCTCTCATATCTTTCATACTGTTAGGATTTCCTCCAGCTATGATTCCAGCACCTAATACACCATCTGCTCTTGTTACAAACTCTCCGTCTGCTAATTGAGCTAACATAGTATCCTCGTCCTTATCACCTACTCCGGCTCCGTCTTCTACATATCCTGATGCTCTTACATAATTGTTAGCATCATTTTCATCGTGGGTCATTTTTGAAGGTAGATAATTAACACCACCCTCGTTAAATTTTTTTATTTCAGCTAAGCCACCAGTTTTCAATCTTGTTTTTTCCATTGCATAAGGTCCTACCCTTAATGCACCTTGATTTTTTGGATCAGCTTCAGGTATGTAAACTTTCTCATAAACTTTTTCTTGTCCTGTTGCAGGATCAATATAAGTAAAACCTGGTCTTTGCGCTGCAAAATCTGCGTAAGCTAAATTATAAGTTGGTTGATAAATATCAACTGGTGCAGGATCAAAAGCACCACTTAAAAATGATCCAGCAGCAATAGCTGCAGAAACTCTTCCTGGAGAAAATCCTTCATCAGCATCTCCACCTTTTCTTAAAATATTTGTTAAACTTCTTAAACTTCCTAAACCACCATCACTTTGAGGTTTCATCGTAGCAGTAGCCATGTCTGCTCCACCACCTCTAGATGCAAAATTTCCTAAAGTAGCTGCATTTCTTGGTTGTGCAAATATCGAAGGTTGTACTACAGGTGCAGGAACTCCAGGCACCATACTACCTAACTGGTAACCAGTATATGCACCTGCAGCAGTACCAAGCAATCTTCCGATGCCTGACTGTCCTGAATCTTTTGCTGATCTGTATCCTCTATATCCACCATATGCTGCTAAAGCGTAAGGTAATAATGCTAGTGGGTTTGGCATACTTTTAATATTCTCCTTTTTAGATCTAAAGATCTAATAATACCATTTTAAGTCTTTGATATCAACTCATCGTGAAACTTACCTTGATATTGATGTTCTCCTACATGGACAATAGCATCATTTATATAGGCATAACACTTACCACCTAAATCTCTCCAAAGTTTACAGAATGCGAAATCCTCTCCATTATATGTCTTTTCTTTTGGGTCATGTAATGTATCAAAAAAATTCCACATATTAGGTTTGTTCACGTAATCACCATTAATAACAGTTTTTTGAACTATCTCTTTATCAGGATATTTTTCAATCATTTTTAAAATAACTTCTCTTTTAATTAACATGCATCCAGTTGGAGAATCAGTAACTTCCATAACACCTTTATCTACTTTTATGTCATTAGGATTTGGAACTTTCATAGGATAGGTATGAAGAGCTCTTCTTATATCATCGGGTGATTTAATTTGACCACTTTGCATTTTTTTAAATGCTTTATCCCACATTAGAGTTTTAAGAGGGTAAGGAACAGATATAATAGGTTTATCTGTTTTAAGCATTGCAAAAATAGATTTACCTTGAAAATAAATATCGGAGTCAATAAATAATAAATGAGTTGCTTTAGATTCTAAAAATCCAGCTACAGATAAATTACGACCCTGTGTGACTAATGATGACTTTATTAAATGAAAAGAAACCTTTAATTTTTTTTTAAAACATTCTTTTTGAAATTCTATTAAAGCTTGTGTGTAATGAATAGAAACCTCACTATGCACAGGTGTTGCAACAAATATTTCTAAATTTTTATATTGATCAGGGTTTTCCTTCCAGAGTGGTTCTTTAGCTTTTTCATAGTCTGATTGTGTTTCAATACTTACCTCTTGTAGAGTTTGGTATGTATCCTCATTTATATATTCATTGTTTGACACTTAATGCTCCTTTCAAAAAGTTTTCCCATTCTATAGCTTTTTTATCCCAGCTATAAAATTTTTTATAATACATTTGTTGTTGATCTAAATGATTTTGAATTGTATCTGTGTGTAAATATTCTGCACATACATCAATAGCACCCGCAACACTTCCTGCTAATAATTCATAATTTTTACTGTAGTTTATATACACAGGCCATTCAGCACAAGTTTCCGGTAGTGCACCAAAATTAGTTGTTATCACATGAAGTCCTGCTGCCAATGCTTCTAATGCTGAAGCACAAAATGTTTCTTCAAAAATAGACGGATAAACAAATAAATCATAATCTGTCATATGTTCTAGTATGTATTCATTTGGTTTGTAACCAATATAATTTACATTAGGTAGCTTTTTTGCTTGTTCAAATAAATCATTAAAATCTTGATCGGCTTTACTAGCGAATTCACTGCCATAAACTTTATTAGAACTATAGACATCCAATGTCACGTTAGGGTTTTTTATAAGTTGCATAGCCAATAGTAAAACATTTAAACCTCTCCATGGTGTGCAGTGATGAATAATTTTTATTGGATCACCTTGTTTATAGATTTTTCTTTTAGGAAAGTGACTAGCTCCGTTTTTTATTACCATGCATCTATCTTCAGGTATCTGAAAAAAATATCTAAATTTTTCAAAGTTCCAGTGTGAATTAAAAACATACCAATCATATTCTTGATGTCTGCTCTTATCTCTAAAAAAACTTTGCAGATTTGGTTGATCCCATGAATTTTTTTGCCAAAGTATATTTATTTTTTTTGGGTCTAAGGGAACTTTTCCAGGTATGGATGTACAAATTTGAAATTTACTTAATAGATCTTTTGATACATATTTTTCTAGCAGCTCATGTTGTAATTCTGTTGCGCCTCTAGGTTCCATTATTTTTTAGTTTTAGCACCGATAATACCAGCTCTTGTTACTTTGATCTCCAAGTCTTGTCGAAAATCATCAACAGTAGTATCAGTATTGGGATCAGCAACATCAGCGTCAAAATCAGCTTTGCTAGCATAAATTTTTCCTGTTCTTTTATGTTTAATAATTTCTTTTGCTTCTGCTGGAATTTTCGGTATTTCAGTCATTTAATTTTATAGTACGTATTTTTTAATTTTCTGCAAGAAATAAATTAAAGGACAAAGTAATTCTTGGATTATCTGTTTTATTTATATGAACTCCATGCATTAATGTTGATGGAAATAATAAAAATTGATTAGTGCAATTTTTAATTTTTTTTTGCTCTATATTCATAGGAGATGCATACAGGAAATTAGACAAATCGTACATGGTAGAAGAAAAATCAGGCCTTAAAAAGAATATATCACCTGAATCATTTGGAACGTCTATATAGAATACACCACTAAAATGAGAGTTAGGATGGTTGTGTACTTGATTGTAAGAATACTTTGAATTTTCATTAATCCATAAGTTTATTAATTTTAATTTAAAATTTTTTTTAAATAATAAATTATCGCCTAGTGTTGTTAAACTCCAATTTAATATTTTACTAGATAAATATTCATCATCAATATTCTTAGTTTGAAAACCTATCACATTAGATTTTTCAAATTTGTAATTTAATTTCTTTTGGTCTTTTAATATTTTTAAAGTTTTTTTTGTAAACTGTGAATCTTGAAAATAATTAATAAAAATACAATCTTCAAATAATTTATATTTCATACACGTCCTTGACGATTATATTTTTTATAACTCCTTTTCTCTGATTTTGATAGTGTTTTTTTATGACGACCAGGACGCTTTCTTGGTTTCGGTCTTGGAACGTAGTGTACAAACTTTTGTCTAGCCATTCTCCTGAGATCTATCTATTTGAGCATAACTTATAGCACCTTGAATTTTATTACTTCCTGTTGCTGCCGTTACTGTTATTGCATCACCTGCCTCTAAATTCAAACCCTGTGGAGTAGCATTGACTTGTGTTTTTGCTGCCACGTCATCTCTAAAAAATTCATACTCTGTACTAGAATCTGATGAGTCGACTAAATTCATGTTTACTAAAATAGCTGAAGAGGCATCATTATTTGCACAATAAACACTCTTAACTATTACTGTTGCATTACTAGGACAAGTAAACACTGTAGTCTTAGCCGTGCTAGCTTGTTTGAAACCTTGATTTTTATATCTTATTGTCATGATAAAAAGTAATTAAAAGCATCTTGTTCATTTTTAAGTTCTTGTTGATAAGTTGTATTTAACTTATCTTGCATGGTTCGTAAAGACTGACTTATTTGTCTTTGGTTTTCTTCTTCATATTGTGCAGAAGGTTCTGGTATTACAATATCTACTCTAGCCATGTAAAGCAGCACCTCTTTCAGCTGATGTGCCTGTGCTAGCATTAGCTGACATTCCACCTTGTCCTCCTTGATTTTCATATTGACCACCTCTTCTAGTGTCTTGAAGGGTTACAGGTGCTTTAGCTAATCTTTCACTTAGTAATTGATTTTGTTTTATGGCTCCTCTATTTGCTACTTGCATCGCTAATTTTTGATCTCTTTTTGCTTGTAAAAAATCTGCTATAGTTTTTGATCTACCAAACAAACTTGTTTGTAGATTTGTATTCACATTTTGTAAAGCACCTATTCCTAACGCTGCAGGTCCTAAACCTGCGATACCTAAAGGTGCTGAAAGCATAGGGTTTCCAAACACAACATCACCCACTAATGTTGGTAAACCTTTACTTATTGCAAATTCTTTTGCTTTTTGTTTTGCAACATTTTTTGCAACGTTTTCTGCTATATCTTTTAAACTTGGCAAACCTGTAGGCATTGGGTCTTGTTGTATTTGATTTACTCCCATATTGTTTAAACCTGCAATACCCATATCGTCATACATTGGTGTAATAAAATTTTCCATTATCCTCTCATACCATCTGGTTGTATATCAGCCCTAAAAGTGCCATATCTCCAATTTTCATCTGTAGATGTATTTTCTACTTTTAAACTTGCAAATCTTGATCTAGCTCGAGTATCTACCTTATCAGTAGAGCTTGTAATTGTAAATGGTCCAAGAGGTGAAGAACTTGCTGTATCAGATGGATAATCTTTTAAATTAATAGTAATTCTGGCATTACCTTGTATTTGTTTAAAGTCAGGAACAAATCTTCGCATACTCATAAAAACTTGGCCATCACCACCTACAGTTAAATCAAAATCCCCTGACTGTATAAAAGCAGGAATTGCAGTTTTGTTTCCAGAGGAGTCAACTTGATTGACCCCCACTTCATGAGCATAATATGTTGTTGCACCGTTTACATTTGTAACTCCTTGAATCGTTGGAAAGGTTGGAGTTCCGTCACTAATAAACTCTGTAGCATATGGTTCATCATAAAGATTAGCGTCTACATAAGTTGTTCTCGCTAATGATCCAGTTGTCCATGTGTTACTTTGATAATTAAAAGTTACACATCTGTCTACGTTACTACTACCACTCTTAGGATAAAACCAAGTTATCTCTTCATATAAGGTATATAATCCAGCGTATACTGATTCACCATTTTGATAGTTAATTCCTAAATTAGAACCTTTTGTTGTAAAAACAAAATCCTCAACTAAACAAGGCAACGCTTTAACAGTACCATCATAGACAAAAAATCCTCCAGCTTCTCCCATCCAATAAACTGCACCATTAACATATTTTATAGAGTGTTGCCCTATTGCTCCACAATTTGATCCTACTTGTCTTACAGAAAAAGTAAAAGGTGGACCAACAAATTGAATTACGTAAGCAGCTGTATCAGTTAAAACAAGTGTATAATCTTTACCTTTAACTGCACCCACTATTTTTGTCCCTGAATCTAATCTAAATGCTCCTGCTGTGTTAACAGATGTAGCTGTGTAATCATTAATATTTTCCTGATCGGAAAATCTAATAAATAATTTGTCTTGTGTCCCTGGTGAGCCGATAGTAGTTTCAGTGCCAAGCATTAAAAGATGTCTATCTCTATCAGATACTAATGACATTACAGACGCTGTAGGTGCGTTAGATATTAAAACAGCTCTAGTGGATAAAGCGTTAGTATCTGAGTTTATTGGGTTCCATGAAAAAGATTTACCATTCTTAACTGTAGCGATTAATTGTTCTCCAAAATTGTCTAATGACCAACTAGCAGGATCTATAGTTAAAGTTTGTGATAAAGATGCCTCTCCCCATCCTGTATAGTACTCAACTCCTGCACCATTTGCGTGAGCTGACCTAGTGCCTCCTGCTGCTCTTGTAATACCTGTTAGATCATTGCTCGATATACCTGTGTATGAAATAAACTCTGCACCAACTTTAATGGTCCCTGATGTTGGAAATCCTGTGGTCGATGCAAGTGTTATTGAAGTACCGGATCCTCCTGTACCTGCAGTATCATCATTCAGTCCTCCGTTCAACGTGCTAAATACTTGTTGTCCACCACCCCAAAGTCCTGTGCCCCAACCAAAGCCATAAGTAAAATTTAAGCTTCCTGGTTTTACATAAGGGTTTACAACTGCAGAACCACTTCCGTTGACCGTTGTCCCTGCTTGTGAAGCCATTTCAATTGTGAATTCATCACTATTAGGTACAGTAATAACTTGAAATGTATTTGTTTCAAAATTAGCTGCTGAGTATCCTGCGCCAACTGGAGGAGTTACAGAGGTAAAAGTAAACAAATCACCTGCTTCTAATCCATGTGCCGGTTTATTAACAGTTACTGTTGCATCATTATTTACAGTATCAAACGTGCAACCTGTTAAAGCAGTGTCTAATGGAGTAATATCATAAAAAGAACCCTCATAATAAATTACTAAAACTTTATTTGTTCCGATTGCAGCGTATCTTCTTCCATCAAGATCTGCCCAAATAAATTGCTCTCTTGCTGCACCTACTAAAGTGCTACTTAAAATTTGTTCCCAACCACCAATTTTTTCAGGAAGACCATATCTAAATCTTACAAAATCACCATCAGTCCATTGACCTTCTGCTCCTACTTCTGTGACTTGTTTGTTAAAACCGGGTTGTATCAATACATTTGTTAAAGGCATTCTATATTATACCATTGTTAGCCTTTAAGATAAACCTGTTAGGTTTTGGGTTCATTTTTATCTATAAAATTTTTCAAAGCATAACAAGCATTGGTTAAGGCAGTAGAAATAGCCTCTAGAAGGGTTCTTGTTTCTGGATAAATTACGGTTAATTTTTTATTTTTTTCTATTAATTTTATTTCTTCTTCTGTAAATTCTATTATGAAAGCATCTTTATAATTTAAGAATCTCATTGTTTAAATCCTAAATATTTTCTTTTATCATATAAGTAATCTTTATATTTACCATTTTTTTCTACATAATGTAAAAATATCTGAGCATTAAAATCTCCATCATATTCATCTCTCCAATGAGATACACCTGCACCATAATACAAAATCCCATCCTTTGGTTTAATAATATATTTTTTATCACCAATAAAAATAGGCCATTCTTTATCACTCTTAACATTTACACTAACTGTTATTTCACATGATGGTCTATCAGTGTGTTTAAATAATTTAGAAAACCTAGTGTACATTCTCCAAAAACTATAAGTTGGTAACAATTCTTTGTTAAGATGTTTTTCTACTTTTTTAATTTTAGATATTAAGATACTATCCATTAAAGGACAGCCGTATTCAAAAGTTTCTCCCAATGAAGTTTGTGTATCATCAAAGTCACCATTATTAGATTCATGAAAAATTTTCATGTAGTTCCATAATAAATTATTTTCATCTTCTTTAAGGAGGTCTTTTATATAAATTACACTACCCATGATACGATACAAAATCTTGTCCCCTCTAGTACAGTGTCTGCAGCATGTGGATATAAAAAATTACTAGGCCATAATACGATAGTGCCTGGAAATGGTTGCACTTCATAATATACTTCACCATTGGGTTTATAAAATTTTAAATACCCACCCTGATAATCATTATTTAAAAAAATAATTATAGATAATTCACGATGTATTGCTCTGCAAGAATCTACATGTGGTTTGTAAAAACCTCCTTTTTCGTATTTAAGTAAACTTACTTCTTGTACAAGCGAAATATTAAAATCTCCATTAGTATCTATTTTATATCTTTCAACTGCTTTTACTATTTTAGCACAAATATAATTATACCAATGTGTTTCGGTAACTGTTCTATTTATATTTAAATTATAATCCTGTGCCTTTCTTATACTTTTATCCACAATAGAATTATGATTTTTTTCGGTAGCCCCTGCACCAACAACAGTCGTGTCATTGAATTGATAATTACTAAAATTTCTTAAGAAAGCAGAAACTTGTGTTGGTGAAAGAAAATTTGGGTATACTTTTATAAATTCTTTTAATTCCATGATTTTCTTTTCCAAAGTAATTTTTCATAATATTTAGTTAATTTTGTTCCCATTGTAAAGAACCTTCTTGAGGTTTCTTGTGCTGTGATTTTACTTATATCCATTTTCCAATTATCGTTTTTAAATGGGAAAACAGTTGCGATTGGTGTGCCTTTTTCTAATAACCATGTTCCTTCTTTTTTAAAAACACAAGGAAAATTTACATGCACTGGATGATTACCATCTACTATACCTGACAAAATTTCAAATCTATCATCAGGTCTGTTTAAAGGTGGAGTGTATAAAATACTATAGTCTTTTGGTATTTCTATAATCCATGGATTCATAAGTTTGTAAATTTCAAACATTTTATTAGTCACTGCGAAAGGACAAGTGCTTCCACCAACTTGATTTAAATTATGTATCTCATTTCCTTTATTAACATTTACTAAATCAGCTAAAGGATGTGTGTGAACATGAGGATTTATATTGACCCAAGTATTTAATTTATTATCTATTCTAGGGTCAGGTGTATTAAAATTAACTTCTTGATCGACAGGATTTTTTATTAGATAACCTGTGACTAAACTATCAAGAAAAGGTTTACAGTTTTTTATATTTAAATTATCAAAATTTCCTTTTTTAATATTTTTATACCAATCAGGAATATTAAACTTACCCGGTGTTGGGTGAATTGATTTGTCTTTTGTTATAAATTCGTGAGCTTTAAACTTTATTATGTTGCGCATGGTATCTCACCAGCTGGTGAGGGTACACTTATACCATTCTTATGTAATGCGTCAAGCCAAACAGATGCAGTTACTGGCCATGAGATACTATCCAAATTTATGTTTTCTAAAGTAGATTTGTAACCACTCCAAGTGCTCGGAACGTTTGGCCACTTTTTTTCACAATGATCAATATTCTTTATTAATTCTTGTATTTTTTCTTCACACATTTCCTTTGTAATTTCATGTGATGGCACATCAGAATTATCAATAATAGTTGAAGAAGTTTCCACATCTTCAAATTTTTTAGTTAAAGTAATTACAACTGCTTCGTAATCTGAATCTGATATTTCTACAGATGATTCAGCACCGTAATTCATCCACCAATTTTTAGCTTCATCGGTTTCAACTATTCCGATTTTTTTATTTAGATTATTAAAAATAATATGTCTAGCCATAAGTATTATCCGTTATCAAAAATTATTAAACCACCGCTGCTACCACCTTGTCCAACACTGGCCATCGCGGGAGGTGAAGATCTTCCAGCTCCACCTTTACCAACTACAGCTGAATCTACATAAAAACCTGTGTCAGCGTATAAACTACTTATATCAATTCCACCTGGAACTGTACCAACCGATCCTGGGTTACCTGGTTGACCTCCTTGTCCACCATTAGCGGTTACACTTAATCCAGGCACAGTTGTGGCGTTACCACTATTTCCAGCAGGACCGCCTGGGTTAGATCCACTTCCTCCAGTTCCAATCGTAAAAGTATATGAAGTTGATGCATCTACGTCTTTTAAAAATTCTCCAGCTCCACCTTGACCACCAGGTCTTCCATCTGGTGCTGGGTTTGTGCCTCTTCCACCACCGCCACCACCAATGGCAAAAAATCTTGCTTTCGATGCGTTTCCTGGTGTTGTGTAAGTTCCTGGACTTCTTGAATAACTTCGTAATGCAAATCCACCACCAGCAGCTCCTGAAGCAGCTCCCGTTAATCTTCCTTGTGCGTCTACAGTAATTGTTGCAACCGTATAAGTACCTGCAGATACTGCAGTGTTTGCTAATTGATCAGGACCAACAGCATCATCAGCAATCTTAGCTTGTGTCACATTTTTATTAGAAATTTTTGCAGTTAGAACTGCATTGTCAATTATTTTAGCAGAAGTAACTGCGTTATTAGAAAGTTGTGCAGCTCTTACAGCGTTAGCTGCAATTTTATCGTTGTCCACAGCATCGTCTGCTATTTGTGCAGTTCCAATGCTACCACCTAAAGTATCTAAAGAAATTTCAGTTAAGTTTGTACCATCAGTGTAAGCAGCATAAATTTTTTGTGCATCAGGACTAAATCCAGTTCCTGAAGCTGTTTTAATAGTTAGGTTTGTTGGGTTAGTAACTAATCGACAATCAAAAATATAAAACTTTTCTATCGAATCAGGAACTGTACAAACAGTTGAAGATCCAGCAGTTATTGTTGCAAATTTTATTACAAGATTTCTTGCGTTTGAAATAGCACCATCTGACATTGCTAAAGCAACAGTACCACCTGATGAAAGTGTTATTTGTTCAAAACCTGCTACAGCTTGTTGAATTAAGTTTAAGTTTGTATTTGTTTTATCACCCCATGTACCAGCGTTTTCACCGGTTACCATCAATTCAAGTTTAAGATCAGATGAATAAGTTGATGTCATAAATTTTTTCTCCTAAATTGTTTTAATTATACCTTTATCACGCAGCTAAATCAACCTCTGTCCAAGTATTAGAAACACCTAAATCTATTTCAGCCCACGCAGTAATGTTAACAGATCCTACAGAAATAGTGCTTGAAATACCTGTAACATCGATGTTTGCTAATCCAGTGACTGTTACTGAACCAATTGAGCTTGATAATTGTTGTCCTCCAACTCCTACAGTTTGAGCAGGAATTTCAGTATGCTGACCTAATGACATTGTAGCTGTTTGGCCTGTCACAGACTCAGTCGTAGTTTGAACTAACGTAAAAGTGCCTAATGTAAATGTGGCAGCTATACCAGTTACATCTACTGGCGTTTTTAAACCAGCCACAGTAGTTCCCATAGATCCTGTTAATGATCCGGCACTTGTTACAGTGACGTTTGCATCTGCATCAAAAGATAAAGCACCTATAGTAAAATCGAGCTGATCTTCCGCTGCAAAAACAGTTATATCTTGATCAATCTGTAATGAGAAGTTTCCAAAAGTTGAAGTTAATTGACCTGCACTAGTGACAGAAACAGTTACATCAGTCTTACCTACTGCAGCACCAATTGAAGATGTCATTGATTGGCCTGTTGGAATAACAGAATATGCTGCACCCCAAGCAAGGTTACCCCAAGCTCTTCGACCCCAACCTATTCCTGTTAATTCAGATTCATCAACTGTCGCTGTTCCAATACTTGAAGTTAAAGATATTCCTGTATTAGGAACTCCTATTCCAACAACCGTGCTTCCCACACCAGCAGACATAGTTACAGGTCCAGCTGTAACTAAAGCAGAAGTGCCCCCTACAGTAGTCCCTTGTGAGGATGTTATTTGTATTCCAGTTACACTGACATCTGCATTTGCAGTGACAGTGACTGAACCTTGTGATGTTGTTAATGAAAGACCTGACCCACCCCAGTCATTTGAACCCCAAGTGGATTGACCCCAATATTCAGAGCCTGGCGACTGAACTTTAACAGTAATATCAGCCACTAGGCTCCTCCTTTAAATTAAGCTAATCTCAATATAGCAGCAGATGTTGTGAATGCCGGAAACTGAACTGTAAATGTTCCTGAAGTTGCAGTTTTGTCTCCACCAAAATCTAACACAGCCACTGCATCAGTAGTATTTGAACCACCATCAGTTGTCGTATTATAAATTAAAGCACCTCTAGCTGTTAGAGTAACACCTACAAAAGATAAGTCAGCAAAATCTGTAATAGCCACAGATGAAGAAACTTTTACACCTTGATTTACTAAAGCTTTTCCGCCAGCAGAATATCCTGATGGAGATGATACTTCGTTTGCAGTTGCATAATTCGTAGTTGATTTACCTAATGTAGCAGAACTTGTATACATCGCTAACTTATACGTGTCAGATGATGTGTCAAAGTCATGCTTTCCTTGTAGTAATTCTTTTTTAAAAGAATCACAAATTGCATTTGTTGTTATTGCCATTATTGGCCTCCTTTAATAAGTTGTGTTTGGACTAGGACTAGGTATTTTTACTCTTGGAACACCATCGTCATATTCCGCACGTCTTCTTCTACCCATTTGTTGTAGGGCAAAATTTTGTATCTCTTCATTATACTTGTCATTATATAATTTGTACATATCCATGGGCCCTTTTAAAAACCTGAAACATTCAGATAAGACACCGTGCAATAGCATAGATTCTTGATATGTAGATAAAAAAGTATTGGTAGTAGACGTGAAATTTGGTGCATCTTTTATGTAGTTTATTTGCACCGTATCAGCTGTTGCAGGAGTTGGAGCTACAATAATATTAAAATCATCATAATTAGCGTAATACTTAGGAGTGCCTTGTCTACCAGTGCCATTAAATTCAGAAATAAAACTTGTATCTCTTTTTTCTAGAAAAGTTCTGTTACCACTAGAATCCACGAATTCTACCGATCGTAATATTAATAAATCAGATGGTAAAGAAACAGCTCTGTTACCCGCTGTAAAATTTGATGTAGCATATTTTCTAAGATCATCGTAATCTACTTTACCCGCCACATCTAACTCTACGTTTCTTATAAATTCTTGTATTTGTGAATCAGATAATACTGTGCTTCCAACCTCTGTATAATTTCTTATCTGTGTTAAAAAATTTGCGTGTGTTATTGCCATTATGTTATACTAACTCCTACGTTCCCAATTAAAGAAATTAATTCTCTTCTTCTGTTTTGTAATGATGGATCCTCAGGAACCATACTATGTATTGTAGTAGTAATTCCATTAGTTGTCACTTCAAACTCTTGTGTTTTGAAAGCAAAGTCTCCAGGTAAAGTTAAATTTGCTATACCAACAGATGCACCTCCAGAATTAGATGATGTGACATCGTTTTGAAATTCAACAGTTGGTTGTTGGAATCTTTGTGGTCTTGCGTTTTGTAATGCAATTGCATCTGTAACAGCTTGTCTTCTTCTAATTTGAGGATGTTTAGGCTCAAACTCTGATATATGCACAAAAGAACCATTCCATTCTTTTACCATTTCAGTATAAGGAAAAGCCTGACCTGATCTGTCAGAAATAGCTAAAGCTTTTTTACCTGTTGCATATTTTCCCATATTTATACTCCACTTGGATAAAATGATTGTGGTGATAGATAGACAGATGTTCTTTGACCATCTTCATCTAACGCTCTTTTCAATTCGTCTTCATAAATTAATTTGTTTTGTTGTACTAATTGTGGCGCTACTTTCATAGCGAGATAATACGCCAATCCTGCACACATACATGGCAAAAATCTATAAACAACATCTGCATCATTATGATACCCACCTGCATCTTCTATTCTTTTTAATACATAATATTTTAAAACTGTGTATGTGCTTAAGTTAGGAGCTTGATATAAATAAATTTTTGGTGTTGTTTGTCTTTCGACATAATATTGTGAAGGTTGTCCAGTTGCTAATTTGTTTGGAAGAGCTGCATAAGCAGATCTGTCTATTTTTGTTAAAGATATATCTTGAGTGTTTGCATTATCAGACGCTGTCGCTGTTGATGAAATAAAAGCTTCTAAAACATCACTTACGTCAGAGGCTACAGAATACTCTGCTTGTCCCGATACCAAAGCTAATTCATTTAAATCAACTTTCCACAAATGAATACCTCTATTACCCCATTCAGAAAAAAGAAGATTTAAACTTCTTCTTGCAGATTTTAAATCATAACCTGAAGTGGTTGTTATAGAACATCTTTGATAACCCTCTTGAATAATATCATCAATGTTTAAATTAAATCCTGTAGATCCTGATGTTGCCATGTTAGTTTAATTTTTTCCTTTGTGTTTTTCTGTTAATCATTTCCGTAGCTTTTCTTTTTATGCTTTGACCATAATCAAAAACACCTCTTCTTAATTTTCTTCCTACTTTTGTCATATCTTTTCTTCCAGTTTTTCTAGCTTCTTTAACAAGAAATTGAGACATGTCTAAGAGCCTAGAAGCTTTAACTCTTTGTGTATCCATTTTTTGCAAACCTCTTAAAAATTTTTTATCTTTTGTAGATTTTTGAGTTTTTTTACTTTTGTATGCTTTGCTTGTTTCTGTTAAGGCTTTTTTTCTTTCAGCTTGATATGGCTTTGACTTTATCATTTGTCTCATACCTTTAATTCTCAAAAGACCACCTAATAGCATTTGTTTTTTGTACATTATTAAATTCCTTTTAAAAATTCTCCATAATAATTTTCATAACTTTTATTTGATATATAATTACCATCTAACTCAGATTTTATATAACTTCCTACATAAGGTTCCTTAACTTTCATTTGTGCATCACCAGGAGCTTTAGAAGTAGTTTGTTTGAACATGGCTCTACCCATTGCTGCTTTTTCTACTCCTTTAATTTTTCCTTTATTTTTTGTGGCATAGAAAATTTGCTCACCTTTTTTGTTACCATATTCACCTTTCATGGCTTTCATAATTTTCCGACCTTTTTTTGTAAGTGGCATGTTTCTCCTTTTTCCGATTATATAATCTCTTGGATTCTATCACTTTTGGTTTATAAGTTCTAGACCTTAGTTTTTTAGCTATTGGATTTTTTGACATTTTGAGTATAATTTTTTAACATGACCGCAAATATTGTTCCTTTATTTAGCTCACCATTATACACTAATTATATAGAATATGATCGTAATAAAATATTAAAGTTTATCAAAAACATAGAATACAAAGAAGAATTTAGAAGAGAGGAACTGAATGACAATCTGGGGTTTTTAACTGTCGATAAACACATTTTAGATAATGAAAACTTCTTAGATTTAAAAAAGAATATATTAAACGAAATAGAAAATTTTTTACACAGAAGTTTAATTATAAATAAACCCTATCAGATATATCAGTCTTGGATAACTAAAACTCCACCAAATTGTAAATCTAATTATCATACACATACAAGTGTTTTCTCTGGCGTTTTTTATCTAGATACGCCTAAAAATTCTGGTGAAATTATGTTTAAAAATTTTTATGCAAAACATATCTTTGATGAAGATGAATTTTTACATGGTAATTATTTAAATGCTCAAAATTGGCATGTTGAACCAAAAGATGGTTTGTTGATTATGTTTCCAAGTCATGTGCATCATAAAATAAGCACAAACTTTTCTAATCAAGATAGATATTCTCTAGCTTTTGATATTACAAAATTATGACCTTAGAAAAAGATTATTACTCAATTTTCAAAGTAAAAAACCATGTAGAGCATAAAGAAAATCTTATAAGTTTAATAAAAAAAATACCAAAAAATAAATATGATAATATAAGTCACACGGATTGGAATTTATCTGATCAAACAAAAAAAGAATGGCAAGAATATTTTTTAAATAACATATTCAATCAATGGAGTAAATTTTTTAATCAAAAAACAAAACAACAAATAATTTTACATAATTTTTGGTTTCAATGGTATGACGTAGGTGATTACCACAATTGGCATGTGCACACTGACACTCATTTTACAAATGTTTATTATTTAAGTTTGCCTAACCCAAATTTAAAAACTTCTATATTAGTTTTTAACAAAGAAAAAAACATAAAAGTAAAAGAGGGTCAAATTTTAACTTTTCCTGCTTTTTGGAAGCACTGCTCACCAAGAAACATTTATTTCGATCCAAAAATTATTATAAGTTTTAATATTGATTTAGACTAAGTCCTTAGCCTTTCCTAGTACAGGTTTATATTTTGTTTTTCCTTCTGATTTGTAAGCGTGTAAGAATGATGCTCTTGGTGTCCCCTCTATCCAACTAGCATGAATCCATCCGCTATTAGGTTCGCCAGGAGTGTAGAATTCGAGGATCAATTGATCTGGTGTAAGGTTGTCCTTAATCCAATCAAATAGTTCAGCGTTGTCCACGCCAATACATTCGAAGTCTGCGGCTTCAGCTTTGGCATGCTGCGATCTTGCTGAGCTACCAATGGCTTCACATAATTCTGCGCTACGGTATCCACTGGTCACCTTAACTCTGCCAAAATGGTCACGTACTGGCTGTAAAATATTTTCACATAATGCTTTTAATTTTTCTATTTGCTCTGCGTTTGGATTATTATTTATGCCTTTACGTATTGCAGTGTCTGATTTAATCAGCTCTGATAAAGTAAAATTACGACTTAGATTCATTTTTCCCTCCATTATTTTCAAAACTTAAATCCTCTGCTTGTTCTTTTTTTTCCATTTGATAAAACATTTTATCTGAATCCTCCGTTACCATATCCGTAGCTTCTGCATCCCAGTAAGTACTTTGGACTTTATAGTCAGGCCAACTGTTATCAGTAGTGTAACTATTAACATGCCACAGAATACGGTTATTAGGCTGAGCTGCATAATTACCGTTAGTAAGAGCCAATATATGCGCACACTTATGTTCTTGAGGTATTTCAGAATGTTCCACATCAATAATATTGGTGTCAGGATGAGCCCAGTCAACAGTGAATAAATACTGTCCGTGATAAAATTTTTTATCAAGACCAAGATATTTCCCATTTAAACCATCCAACCAATCAAAACAATGAATACTAGGCCAATAACTAAAACAATTCCATAATTCCAATTCACTAACTTGCATATCTTTAACGTTTTCTCTTTTAAAATTTTTTTGGAAAAAAGCTGATATAGGTAACCTCCAGTAACAGGCACCATTCGGCAACATAATATTAAATAGTAAAGCACGACCTGAAATAGAGCTAAGACCAAAGATAACACATTCACTAGACTCTCCTTGATGTTTTTTAAGATCATACAAATATTCTTTTCTAACTTTACAATATATTGGAGGAATGTTTGCGTTCAGATAAGCCATGTTTATATTTTTCTCTCCAATAATTTTTTCTTTCTAGAATTCTTATACGTTTTTCTAGTATATCAAATCCTAAAATTTTTTTTATAAATTGTATCATTCTATTATTAATTTTTTAATGCTTTTACTACCGTCAATATTGTCCTCTAATTCTGCTTTACCCTTCCAACATTTATATGTAACCGATTCTGAAAATTGTCTCTCAGCTTCACGTTTGCCTCGTAAACATTTTGCCATTGAGGGTTGCAAACGAGCCTCTTTGATTTCTCCGTTTACAAACATAAGTAATCCTACAACAGCTTCTATCATTGAGAATAACTCCCATTTTTATAGCCAATCTCACGATTAGCATCTTTTAATTTTTCTATGTCTTGCAAAACCTTGTCCATCTGCTTTGTTAAAAACTCAATGTTTACTTTATTCAAAGCCATTGATTCAATATGTTTATTTAAACGATCCGTGGTCTTGTACAAATCCTCCAACATCATATACTGCTCAGAATCTGCAGGCAGTGATCCCATCTGTCCACGTGGCCATTTAATTCTAAATTCTGTATTCTGATCAACGTCCTGTTCCATTATCTTTATCTTGGTGTCAGCAATATTAAGACGTTCTATAATTTGAAAGTAACCCATCGTTCCGAGTGCCACGATTATTATCAGACTGGCAACCGTCTTCATTGGCATCTGTACGGCAGCTTCTTCAGATATATTTAAAGGTTTCTTAGTCATTTAATTTTGGTTTTGGTAAGGGTATTATAATATCTTTTTTATCTAGTTTCAACGTAGCCTGGGGTGCTGGCCTTACAAACAAGGCCAGCAAGCACAGTAAAAATATTAGTAATGCTGTAAATCTGTAATTCATTACAACCCTTCTTCATTAACTAACCCAAAACCAGCTTTTTATTTTTTCCCATAATTTTTTTAACATTTTTATCTCCTTAATTTTTTAATTGAGAAGCCTTTATTTTACCTTGAGCATAAAGTTTTTTCAAATCACCCTTGGTCATTTTATGTAAATTTAATTTAGGTTCTTCAGGTTTTTTTATCTCCACATCTATTTGTTTTTTTGGAGTAAATAATGATTTTATCCATTTTAACATTTCCATCTCCTTCTTGCTTGTCTTAATCTTGAATTCGGATCTTTAGCAGCTTTAGGAAATTTTTTCATTTGCCCTGCTGACCTTGCGCAAAAACTCTTTCTACGTTTAGCAGCTTTTGAGCCAGGTTTTACTTTACCCGTCACGGCTGTTTTTAATTTTGAACCAGGGTTTGCTTTTCTATATGCAGCAACACCGGCTCGTGTCATTCCAGCACCTTTTTTAGTGGGTCTAAAATTTTTTTTATTTCGTGGAGGCATTACATCTCCTCCACGACTAAAACGTAAAATTTCTGTGCCGTATAATTTTTTAAGCATCAAAATATACAGTTACTGAATTACAACTAACTTCTGAAAAACTGATGTAAGCACCATCTTTGTATAAAATTCCATCTTGAGGAATGTTTACTGTACTGATATCACCTTCGGTTGCTGTTGTTCTCAAGGTCAATTGAGTAGTACCTGAAATACTTTCGTTTTTTACTTCAACACTGCCAATAGCACCTCCTGATGCTACGTTAGCTTGTCTTACCCTTGTTCTTCCTGCAAAAATAGAACCAAAAACTTCAGCAGTCATTCCTAAAGAAACGTTAGCTGCAGGTTGTGCGCTAACAGTAGCTGAAGTTATTGTCAAAAAAGCACCTGTAGTTCCAGAAGTTGTCGTAGCTGAACCTGGTAAAGTAATTACTTCAGTAAGAGCGTCTCCGTCTTCATCTGTTCCAACAATGGTTACCGTTTTTCCACCATCACTTGATCCGGAAGTAGTAGCCGTAATTTTTCTTGCAGTATTTGTTCCAAAGGAAGAATTAGCTAAAGTAAACGTAGTTGTTGGTCGAGCAGCTACCGCAACATATGTTGCAGAAGAAGCGTTCGAGTCGATAAAAGTTTTCGACTTTACGTCACCCATGTACATATTTATTCTCCTATAGTTTGTGGCTCCCGAAGGAGCCACTAATTATTATATTTTACCAATTAATTCAGAACCGTTTCTGTTTTGAGTACAAGAAATATAATCTAACTTAGTTACTCTTTGACCAGAAGCAGATGCTGACACTGAAGCTGCGAACATTTGCATGTCATCAGTATTGATATTTGATGTAACAGTAGCTGCTA